AGCAAATGTTTTAACTACTATACAAAATATAGATGTTAGTAGTTCATTAGATAGTAGGATATATATTAATAGTGCTTCTCCTTCTACCCCGCAAAATGGTCAGATTTGGATTGATACAACAACTGCTAGTGCACCAATAATCCAAACATATGGCTCTGGATCATTTAGACAAGCAAGACTTATAAGACAAAAAGCAACTGGTGGCAATGTTACTACTTCTGGGCAGTATACAATACATACATTTTTAAACACATCAACTTTTACACCCTTAGACAATATTACTGTAGATGCGTTTATTGTTGCAGGTGGAGGTGGTGGCGGAAGATATGGTGGTGGTGGAGGTGCTGGAGGAGTACTACAAGTAGGAAATATTTCTTTAACATCTAATACATCTTACTCAGTTACCGTTGGTTCTGGTGGTGGAGGAAAGGTTGGTGATGCTCAGGCTGGAGAGCGTGGAAATAGCGGAAATCAATCTTCATTTAATGGAAGTATTGCAGTTGGTGGTGGTGCTGCTGGTAGTTATGGAAATCCTACTGGCTCAACTGGTTTAGGTGGTGGCTCAGGTGGTGGTGGTGGAACTAGTAATGGCGGCACTAGCCTTGCTGGTGGTTCTGGAACTGCTAATCAAGGCAATACTGGAGGAACTTCAACTGGAACACCAGGAACTAGTACTGGGTCTGGTGGTGGTGGTGCTGGAGCAAGTGGTGGTAGTGGAACAGGTAATGGTGGAGCAGGTGGAGATGGATTATTGTCAACTTTTGGAGGAACATCTTCATACTATGGTGGTGGAGGTGCTGGATCACAAAATGGCTCAACAATTAAATCTGGAGGTCTTGGTGGAGGGGGTAGTGGTTTAGCAGAAAATTCATCACCTTCAACAATAATAGATGGAATAGCAAATACTGGAGGTGGCGGTGGTGGAACTAGAGATTCAAATATAAGTGGAACCGTTAGAGCAGGAAATGGCGGTAGTGGAATAATTATAATTAGGTATTTAACTTAGGAGAATAATATGAGTAGAGCAAGAGAAGTATCAAAGATTGTAAATAGTTTAAACACTAATATGACTAGTGTTAGTGCAAGTATTTCTTCTATTGATTATGAAAAAAATATTCATTATGGTACCTCGGCACCTGCTAGTCCATTGTCTGGACAACTTTGGGTTGATACAACAAATGCTGCAACACATTTAATGAAGGCTTATAATGGTAATGAATGGATAAATGTGGGATCTACTGCAGAAGGTGGATTAAATTCTTTCTTTGGAACGGGAGTATAAATGCCAACAAATTATAAGTCGCCTGCACAATTAGAGCCTGCAGAAAATACTCTTTCTACTTTATATACAGTACCTTCAAGTACTCAGGCAATTATTTCAAATATTCATGCATGTAATCAAGGTTCAACATCGGCATCAATTCGTGTAGCAGTGCGACCAAATGGGGCATCTATTGCTGATCAACATTATTTATTTTTTGGTTTAACAATTACTGCAAATGACACAATAGAATTTGGACATGGAATTACTATGGATGCCGCCGATGTTTTGTCAGTATGGTCTTCAAGCGGTAGTGTAAGTTTTAATTTATCATATGCGGAGGTAACAGCATAATGCCTATTAACTCATTAAATTCTCAAAATAAAAATCCAGGATCTATTATTGTAGCAAGTGGTGGATCAATTGTTGATTCAGGAATTTATAGAATTCACACTTTTAATTCAACTGGAGTTTTAAGTATATCTCAAGTTGGAAGTTCTATTTTTAATACCATTGAATACTTAATAATTGCTGGAGGTGGTGGAAGTGGAGGTAGTTCAGGGACATCATCTGGTGGTGGTGGAGGTGGAGGATTTTTAACTGGAACACTAACAGCAAATTTACAAAATTATACAATTACAGTTGGTGCTGGTGGGAGTGGAGGATCTAGTGGAACAAATAAGGGTGGAAATGGTGTAAACTCATCAATTTCCGATTCAATAATTTCTCTTGGTGGTGGAGGAGGCGGTGCTTCATATGGAAACTTTACAGGATTAAATGGTGGATCTGGTGGCGGTGGTGGAGAAGGTAATACTGGAAATAATAGTAGTAGTAATAGAGGACTTGGAACTACTAATCAAGGATATGATGGTGGTCATGGAACAGGACATACTTCACCTGCTTACGGTGGTGGAGGTGGAGGAGGTGCTGGAGGCGTTGGTGGAAATGGAAGTTCATCAACTGGTGGCTCGGGCGGAATAGGATTATCTAGTGCTATAAGTGGTAATACTTTATTTTATTCTGGTGGAGGAGGTGCTGGTGCACATTCTACTCCATATACAATAGGTTTTGGAGGAAGTGGTGTTGGTGGAAATGGTGGATCACCTAACTCAAATACTGCTGGAACAACAAATAGGGGTGGCGGAGGTGGGTCACCAGGACAAGGTGGTGCAGGTTCAAATGGTGGTAGCGGTGTAGTAATTTTGCGTTATAGAATTGCATAAGATATAATAGAAAAGGAGGTAATAAATATGGCACATTTTGCAGAAATAAATGCACAAGGAATGGTTCAAAGAGTAATTGTTGTTGATAACAATGATTGCAGAGATGCTGAAGGTAATGAGTCAGAAGCAGTAGGTGCTGCATTCTGTTCTAATCTTTTAGGCGGTACTTGGAAACAAACTTCTTACAACGGAAATATCCGTAAAAACTATGCAGGAATTGGTTATACATTTGATGAAGAAAAAGATGCTTTCATCGCACCAAAACCTTTTAGTAAATGGGTATTAAATGAAGATACTTGTCAATGGGAAGCCCCAGTAGCATATCCAACAGATGGCGAAGCCTATACTTGGAATGATAACAAGGGGGAATGGGAATTATTAATAATTTCCGAATAAATTGGCTAGATCAAGAGATATATCCAAAGTATTTAGTACAGATACTAGTTTAGTAACCACTAGTGAATTAAATAGTGCATTATCAAATGTAACTGTTGATTTAAGTGGTTACGCTACAGCATCTGCAGTAAGTGCAAGTATTTCAAACATTAACTTAACTTCAGCAATTGTTACAGCCTCAAGTGCTGCTGTTGCTGAATTAAATAATAGAATTATAATATCAAGTGCTTCTCCTGTTGGTAGTATAGATGGACGTATTTGGATTGACCCAACAACAGCAAGTGCACCAATATTAACTTTGTTGGGAAATTCTCAGTGGAGACAACCATATTTAGGAAGATTTTCAGCAACTGGTGGATCAGAAACTATTGCTGGTCAATATAAAGTACATACCTTTACTGGAAGTGGAAATTTTATAGTTACTGGAAGTAAACAAATTGAATATTTAATAGTTGGTGGAGGTGCTGGAGGTCCTGGTTCTATAGGTGGTGGAGGTGGAGGTGGAGGATTTATAACAAATACAACAATTTTAAACTCTGGAACATATCCAGTAGTTGTTGGTGCTGGTGGAACAAGTGTTACAGATGGTGCTGGAAGTAATGGAGTAAGTTCTTCATTTAATTCATTAACAGCAGTTGGTGGTGGAGGTGCTAGTTCATATGGTGGAGGTGGTAATGCTGGAGGTTCTGGTGGTGGTGGTTCAAGAAGTGGTGTAGGTGGAACTTTAACATCTGGTGGTGCAGGAACTGCTGGACAAGGAAATAATGGTGGTTTTGGAAGCAATTCTGGAGGTAGTGATGGTCATGGATCTGGTGCTGGTGGTGGAGGTGCTGGAGGTTCTGGTGGAAATGCTTCTGGAGGAACTGCTGGTACTGGTGGATCTGGGCAAACAAGTTCTATAACTGGAATACTTACTTATTATTCAGCAGGTGGTGGTGGTGGTGCTTATAACGGAAATGGAGGTGCTGGTGGAACTGGTGGTGGTGGTACTGGAGGAGTTGGAAGTTCTAACGGAACAAATGGAACAACGTATGGATCTGGTGGTGGTTCTGGTGGATATCCAAATGGAAGAACTGGTGGTAGTGGACAACAAGGTATAGTTATAATTAGGTATTTAATTTAGGAGAGTATAATTAAATAATGGCATCAGCACAAATATTAAGTAATAGTAAAGCAATGTATGTTTGGAATGGTACAAATTGGTTACCATTAAATGCTCAAAATTATATTGTTAATTCTACCCGCTGGCAAAAGGTTGCCACTGGTGGAGAAACAACGCTGTCTGGTGCTGACGATAATGGAAGTATATTATATTATTCTCCAGGGTATGAACAAGTATTTTTAAATGGTATTTTATTAGTAAGAAATGATGATTATGTAGCCAATGATGGTTTAACTATAACAGGATTAAGTTCAATATCTGCAGGTACAAATATAGAAATTATAGCCTTAAAACAATTAACACTTGCTAATACATATACTAGACAACAATTAGAAGATAAATTTTCAACTACTTTTGATAGATGGACAAAGACTATATCTGCGTCTGGAACAGTATTATCTGGATTTGATGATGATGGAAATCCTCTTCTATATACCGCTGGAGTTGAGCAGGTATATGTAAATGGAATTTTATTAGCACCAGAAGAGTATGTTGCAACATCTGGATCAACTGTAGTCTTAGATGAGGCGGTAGTTAATGGAGATATTGTTCAAGTTCATAATCTTGAAACTATTGGATATGCTGATGTATATACAAAAAATCAAAGTGATACAAGGTATCTATTAAATTCAGCAAGTGCTAATTTTGAACCAAATATTCCTTATGTTTCAGCATCTCCATCAATTCCAAGTGCTGGAACTTTGTGGATAGATTCAACAAATTCTGCTGCTCCTGCATTAAAAGTGTATAATGGAACTACGTGGATTGCTGTATCTGGAGCGTCAGAAGCAGGACTTCACCCATTCTTTCAGGCGGGTATATAAATGGCAAATAATTATAAGTCACCAGTTCAGGTTGAACCAGCAGCCAACACTTTAACTACTCTTTATACAGTGCCATCAAATACTCAAGCAATATTTTCTGCAATTAATGTTTGCAATACTGCATCTACAAATGCAACTTTTAGAATTGCTTTTAGACCATCTGGTGCTGCTATAGAAGATAAACATTATATTATTTATGATGCAACGATTGCTGGTAATGATACTTATATGATTAATCAAGGTATGTCTATGGGTGCTACAGATGTTTTATCAGTTCGGGCTTCTACCGCCAGCGTATGCTTTACAGGATTTTACGCTGAGGTGACTCCATAAATGCCAGTTAGTTCAATTAAAATAGCAAATATAAAAAGTCAATTAGCAAATACGTTTTCTTGTACTGGTGGAACAATTTCTATATTTGGACCATATACAATTCATACTTTTACGTCAAGTGGAACTTTTCAAGTTTTAAGCGGATCTAAAGATGTTGAATATTTAATGATTGCAGGTGGAGGTGGTGGAGGAGGATCTTTTCCAACAGATACTGCAAGTGGAGGAGGTGGTGCTGGAGGACTGTTACAAGGCAGTATGTTATTATCAACTGGAGCATATTCAATAGTAGTTGGAAGTGGTGGTGCTCCTGGATATGGAAATCAAATAGGATTTAATGGTCAAAATACAACATTTAATGGTTTAACCGCAATTGGCGGAGGTGGTGGTGGAACACACGGAGGATCTGCTGGAAGTGGTGGATCTGGTGGTGGTGGTGGAGAACAAGAAAACTCACAATTTGGTTCAGGAACAACAGGACAAGGTCATAGAGGTGGAAGTGGTACTTCATATTCTAGTTCTACCAATAACTCTGGTGGAGGTGGAGGTGGTGCTGGTGGTGCTGGATCAAACTCTACTGGTGGACAAGAAGTTCAAGCAAGAGGCGGAATTGGAGTATATTCTTCTATAAGTGGTACAAGTGTTGGTTATGCAGGTGGAGGTAATGGTGGTGCTTGGAATACTGGTACTTCAAATACAGAGTATGGTGGAGGTTTAGGTGGAGGTGGAAATAGTAGTAGTGGTTCAGGTGGTTCAGGAAGTACTAACACTGGCGGTGGTGGCGGTGGTGGAAATACAGACTCAGGTACAAGTGAAAGATATGGTGGAACTGGTGGTAGTGGAATAGTAATAGTTAGGTATTTAACCTAATCTTTATAAATCTCTTCTTTTAAGAATTCATATAAACTAGGACAATCTTTTGCTGCTTTTTCCCATTTGTTTTTAGTATTAATAAAATTAGCCTTTATGTCTTTTGCAATTTCGTCATAGTTTTGATATCCAAATGTTTTTTGTTTTCCTAAAAAGAATACATGGTCTAGTAGTTGATAGTTATATCCAGTAGCAATATAATTTATACCCGCATCAATTTGAGAAAATTCTCCATTAAACATAAAATCATTTTGAAAACTAAAATATCCAACAGATCTGTCAGGATCTAATGTTATTAAGTTTTTATTAAAACTTCTTTTTTGAATATCTTGCCAATACTTAGTATCATCTCTATGGGATAAGGCATAGTGTAAAGATACAAATTGAGTAAAGTTTTCAAATGTACCTTTTGTTGCTGCATTATAAAAATCTTTATCAGTTTGATTAATTTTTGGTAAGTCTAGTATTTTGATAAGTTTAAATAAAAATGTGTGAACACTAAACAATCCATTGCTTTCTAATGGCTCAATAAATCCAGCAGAAAGACCTATACCAAGCACATTCTTAACCCATGTCCTTTTATGTATACCAACTCTCATTTTAATGTCTTTAAAGGTTAATCCCTCTAGGTCTTGTTCAGTTCTAGGTACAACCATTTTGTCTGACATTAAGTATTTTTTAAATTCTTCTTTTGCAGTTTCTGGATCCACGTATTTATCACTATAAACATACCCAGTTCCTAAACGAGACCATAGTGGAATATTCCAACACCATCCGTTTTCAATAGCAGTGCCATTAGTAAACGGTTCTAATTCTTTTTCTTTATCTTTATAAGGTAACTGTATAGCCCAAGCACGGTTGTTTACTAACTGATCTTCCTTAGATTCAAATGGCTCATTTAAAGCACCACCTAGCAATAGGCTTTTAAACCCAGTACAGTCTATAAAAAGATCGGCGGTATAAATAGATCCATCTTCTAATACAATATTGTCAATTCCATCTTCATTAAGATTAATATCTTTTACTGTTCCAAATATATGCTTTATACCTTTTGGTTTACAATATTTGTCTCTCATGTATCTTCCAAATAATGCTGCATCAAAATGATATGCTGCATCATATTTAAAACTATAGTTGTCAAATTGTCCATTTAGATTTGTAGACATTTTGTTGTTTTCATATAAAGCAGATACTGGATTGTAGTATTTAGGAAAATCACTTGAAGGGGTTTTTGGATATTTATATTTATATAGTTGCCAATCCCATAGACCCCATTTTTTATTTTCAACGTATGGGCTTCCAAATGGATAATGAAATCCACCAGAATCTTTATCATAAAAATCTGTAAATTTAATACTTAGTTTATATGAGGCATTGCATTCTTTCATCCAGTCTTCATCTTTTAATTCTAGTAAGTTAAGATATTCGTTAATTCCAGATAATGTACTTTCTCCAACACCAACGGTTGGTATCTCGGATGCTTCAATAACTGTGATATCTTTTTCAGGATATTTTTTTACTAATAAGGCTGCTGTCATCCATCCAGCAGTTCCTCCACCAACAACAACTATTTTTTTTATATTTGAAGATCTAATCATAATCCTATCCAATGTTTGATAATTGCAAGGGTAGCCAAAATAGACCATCCAATATTAAATAAAATTATAGTAGGTAAAGTCTTTTTAGTAGAAGACCATATTAATGCTAGGCTGGAAATAAGAGCAAAAATATAAAGCCACCACCATTGTTTTCCAAAAAGTAAGCCTGGGAAGATAATGCATAGTTTGGTTGCAAAAGCCCAAAACTCTACTAAGTTGGGTTTGTTCCAGTATTTTTTGTGCCTCATAATTTTGAGGGCACTTATCCAGTCTTTTTTAAATTTCAAAGTATTCCTATTCGTTGCTTAATTCTATCAGATTTAAATAATAGTGTCAAGAATAAGTTATAATGATTATATGAGTAAAGCAAGAGATTTTGCTGATTTGCTAGGTACAATGGAAAGCCTCGCTGAAGTTTCTTCTAGTTTGGTTACAGTGGCAAATCTACCTTATTTACAATTTGAACAGGACATATCATTTTCTGCTTCAGCCCCTTTGACTGCTAGTGTTGGAACTCTTTGGACTGACACAACTAATCCAGCCTCTCCTCTTTTAAAAGTGTATAATGGAAGTACTTGGATCATAATGTCTGGTGCTGGTGGCGGCGGTGGCTTAGCAACTTCGATGATGACCATGGGAGCGTAAAATGGCAGAAACAGTAAAATCACCTTCTTATTTGTTACCAAGTGCTAATACATTAAGCACTTTATACACAGTTCCTTCTGCAACTCAAGCAGTTGTTTCAACAATTAACGTATGTAATACAGCATCAACTGATGCAACATATCGAATAGCAGTTGTTCCAAGTGGGGTTGCAATTACAAATGCTAACTATCTAGTTTACGATGCAACTATTACTGGAAACGAATCTATATCATTTACTCAAGGTGTAACTATGGGGGCTGGAGATGTGCTTCAGGTTAGAGCATCAACTGCTTCAGTTTCTTTTAATGCTTTTAAAATGGAGATTACGGATTAATGGCTGTTAATAGTACAAAGGGTAATAATCCAGTTAGTAAAAGTTTAACAAATGCACAAATAACATCTTTAGTAGATGCTGGACTTACTGCAGGATTAATAAAATCTGGACTAGCATCTGGATTTTCATATCAACAATTATTAAATAGTGCTTCTACAACAACTTTGGGATATATGACTAGGTATACTGCAAATTTACAACAAGCAATTATAGCAATAAGTGGAAAAACAATAAGTCAATTTGCTACTGATGAAGGATTTACAGTAGAAAGTTTTGGAGGAAGTACTTATTTAAAAAAAATATGGACTACAGGATCTTCAACTTATACTCCTCCAAGTATTTTATCTGGAATAAATACAATTGTTTTAGTTATAGCAGGTGGTGGAGGTGGTGGAAACCCTGGAAATATTATGGGAGGTGGTGGAGCAGGAGGGGTTGTTCATAATACATCTTTTACAGTTTCATCTCAAGTAAATGTGGTTGTTGGGGCTGGAGGTGGTTTAGCGGCAAATGGTGCAAATTCTTCTTTTGGAACTTTAGTTGCATTAGGTGGAGGCAGTGGCAATAGAGGAGAAGGAACCAGTGTCCCTGGTCAATCTGGAGGATCTGGTGGTGGTGCTGGATATTCACCAGGAACTGCATATTCTAATTTAGGAGGTGCAGCAACACAACCATCTTCTGCTTCTGGAGGCCATGGTCATGCTGGAGGTGCTGGAGACTTACAAACAAGCATTCATTCTAGTGGCGGTGGAGGTGGTGCAGGTGCTGCTGGTCAATCGGGAAATAATGGTTTTGGTAGGGGTGGACTTGGTGGAGACGGTTTAAGTTTTTATGGAACATATTATGCTGGTGGTGGAGGTGGTGGTAGTTGGAGTGGAGGAGGACAAGCAAGTGGTGGTGCAGGTGGTGGAGGAACTGGTGGCGGAGGAAATTCAAGAGGAACTAGTGCAGGAGGTGCAAACACAGGCGGTGGCGGTGGAGGTGCATATACAACCAATGAAGCAGGAACTGGTGGTAGTGGTAGAGTAGAACTTAGATACAACTTAGGATTGTTGGCTTAATTAAATTTTTTCTTAATGATATAATAAATGAAGGTGATATAAATGGCATTTCCAGCAACATATAATTTCAATTACTACCGTGGCGATAGTTACGAATTCGTCATTTATCCAAAAAATGCTAATGGAACTGCATTTGATTTAACATCTTATAATTCAAATTTATTTACAGTTGCTACCGCCCGTGGTTCATCAGGAACCTTGGTAGGAACAGGAACAGTGGTTACTGGTTCAACAAGTCTTACATGCAAGATTACTCCAGCACTTGGAGATGCAATGTCTGCAAACAATTATGTTTACGATGTTCAAATTAACAATACATCTGCTTCAACAAAATACACACTTCTAACTGGTGCAATTACAGTGGTTCAGGATGTAACAGGAAGGGCAGTATAAGTGGCTATAAACTCTGTGCTACAGACTGACTCTATTACAGTATTTGGACCGCCAGAGAGCATCGAAATAGCCTTAGATATAGGTCCTGAAGGTGATCGTGGTAGTTTAATTTATTCTGGCTCTGGAGACCCAAATAGCAACGCAGGAGCCTTCGTAAACGAAGCCCCACAAATAAGCGATCTATATGTTAGAACTGATGCTGGTGGTGACTATGGTGTTGTTTATCAATACAACACAGTTCCAGGCGGTAATGAATGGCAATCTATATTAAAATTTCAACCAATATTATATACAACAATAGAAGAATTAACATTTTCTGGGGGTAGTGCAAGTGTTACTATTCCTATTAGTGATTTTTATCAAGATGCCCCTATAACATTATTATCAGATAATATATCTATTCAACTTACCCCCGAACATTCTGAGGCTATTGCATATTCCATATCAAATAAAGGTATAATTACATCAGGAAGTAGACAGTTATTTTTTGTAGTAAAGGCTAAACAAATAGCAGGTAGCACAACTGATCTAACTGGGAATGTTGACTTCAATATCTCTCTTAGTATTGTGTTATAATTTAAAGTAGGTGAACTAAATGGCAGGTCAATTAGTAAGCGATGCATCGGGGTATAATGCCACCGAATTCGATACAAAGATTCCCTCATTAAACGATCAAGCAAATATCGTTGAGGCTTTTAAACTTTATCATTATGGAATTGATGATTATGATGGCACAGAGCCACCAGCAGCAGACAGTATTCACTCACACTTAAAAGATATTGACGATAGATTAGAATTAGTAGAAGTAGAAAATTATGTTCATGCAATTACTGGAACAGCAAATGAAATTGAAGTATCAGCATCAGTTGGCTCAATACAAATTGGAATACCAAATAATTTAACAGTATCTTCAAACCTAACAGTTAATTCTAACTTATCTGTAGGAGGAAATCTTTTTGTATCTGGATCAACCACTTTCGTAAATACACAATCTCTTTCAGTAACAGATCCTATAATTCAATTAGCAACAAATAATGCTGCAGATACCGTAGATATTGGTTTAAGTGGAAAATATATTCAAAGTGCTAGTACACTTTATACAGGATTAGTTAGAGACGAGTCAGATAAAAGATGGAAATTATTTTCAAATGTTAGTGCATCTCCAACAACTCAATTAAACTTTACTGGTGCAGTATATGATGTATTACAATTAGGATCAATAGTTGCAGACAATACAGTTACTACTTCAAACATTGTAGCAACTGGTGTTTCAGATATTAGAATACCAGCAAATACAAGAACTGCTTCTTATGAATTGGTACTATCAGATGTTGGTAAAGTTGTTGAAATGAACGTTGCATCTTCAAATAACTTAACAGTACCACCAAATTCAACTGCCGCTGTTCCTATTGGATCACAAATTACAATTTTACAAATTGGTTCTGGACAAACAACAATTGTTGCAGGATCTGGAGTTACTGTTAATGGTACTCCTGGATTAAAACTAAGGGCACAATGGTCTGCCGCTACTTTAGTAAAAAGAGCAACAGATTCATGGGTTGTTCTTGGGGATTTGGCGGCCTAAAATGCCTTTAATTCTTGGATTGGGTGCTGGTGGTATACAGCCAGGAACTCCTACAATAGGTGTAGCAAATGCTGGAAATGCAGAGTGCACTGTATCTTTTACTGCACCAACATATTTAGGAAAACCAGTAGGAACAACTTATACAGCAACATCAAGCCCTAGTGGAATCACTGGAACAAGTTCAACATCTCCAATAACTGTTAGTGGATTGTCTAATGGAACTGCTTATACATTTACTGTTACTTTAAGTAACGGTGTTACAACATCTGTACCATCAGCAGCAAGTAATTCTGCTACTCCAGTAGCACCACCATTCTTCCCACCGTTCTTTCCACCATTCTTCCCACCGTTCTTCCCACCAAGTTTTGGACCTTGGTTCCCATGGGTACCTCCAAGATTTGCAGGGTGTATAGACTCACAAACTTTAATATCAGTAGTTGGAGAAAATGACACAGTTATAACCAAAAAAGCAGAAGATCTTTTAGTTGGTGACATAATTTGGGCACCAACATATACTGAGTATACAGATGAAAGTGTACAAAGCCCAGAAGAGTGGGAAGCAGAAATGTTAACAAATATGTCTAGAATAAAGACAACTGTTGTAAGTGCAGTTCCTAGTGTAAAACAAACTTTGTATTTTAATAATGATCCAGGAACTAGGATGTCATTTAATCAATTAATGTTATTAAAGCCTAGTGGTGAAAACTGGCAGTATTTAGAAACAAACCAAACTGCTATAGGTGATTATATTATAAGATATAACCCAATGTCTGATTCTTTTGAAGAAACTGAAATAACTAATATAACAATAGATGAAGGCGGACCTAGAACCGTATATGCAATATCGGTAGAAGAGACAGACTTGTTTATTGCTGGAAATATGCTAATTCATAATAAATAGTTGCTTTTTTCTTAAGTCTCCTGTATAATATTTATGTCGAAAGGTTATTATGAAGGCTGCTGATTTAGTATCCCAAAACTTAGGTCAAACATGGTCTAGTTTTGAAGATCTGGGTTCTGGTGTATATGTTTATAGAGATGTTTTACCAGAATCTTTAGATATTATTAATAGAATTGAAAATGTTATGAATGAAGATAATCCATATAATTGGCAACAAGCCATGGTTGGATATAGTCAAGTAATGAAAGATTATAGAGATTGTGTAGATTTTAAATATAAAAAATCTGATCTTTATAATGATGGTAAAAAAGCATATAAAGATTTGGCAAGTTTATGGCAAGATTGTTTTGATAGGAAATTTCCAGTAGTAGAGCACTATAGATCAATTTTTAAAATTGGTGAATTAAGATATTGGGAATCTTTTAATTTTATCAGATATGGCGAAGGTCAACATTTCATGGAACATCATGACCATGGATTTTCTTATAATTGTACAGTCTCTTTAGTTGCATATCCAAATGATAATTATGAGGGTGGAGAACTATCATTTAGGCTTCAAGGATTAAAAATAAAACCTAGGGCTGGAGACTTATATGTATTTCCATCTAACTATATGTATCCACATGTTGCAGAAAAGGTAACTTCTGGAATTAAATATTCTATAGTAACAATGCTTGATTATAGTGAAAAATTTCACCTTCCACAGTTTTATTCAGAAACTGGAAATTAATGTCAGTAATTAATGCATATCTAACTAAAGATGCGTTAAGCATTAAACAGACAAGAGTTAAAAGAAATTGGATGGATAATACATACGATGCACATGCGTATCATTGTTTTCCAATAAGTCTTGCTAACTCTATTGGATACGAGTTATCTGCACCCGAAGATATAACATTTATATGGGATGGTGTAGATGATTCATCTGCTGATCATGTTAAGATTTTAAATGGAGATAGGTGGTGTTATGCAGAAAGAGCAAATGCTTCATTAAGTTTTAATTCTGGAATTATTTTTAAAACAGAAAACAATATAAGCATGTTGCATATGCCTGTTCCTAACTATTTTAATAATTCATATCAAGCATTTACTAGCATAATATCTACTTCTTTTTATGATTCATTTTTTCCAGTTGCTATAAAAATAATTAAAGCAAATGAGGAAATAACTATAAAAGCAGGGGATCCAATTGTAACATTGTTACCTATATCTTTAACAGATATGTCTAATATTGAGTTAGAGTTAAATAATTATGAACTTCCTAAATCATATTTTGACTATCATAATAAAAGAAATGAAGTAAGTGCAGAAATAATTAAAAGTGGAAAATGGACAGATTGGTATAGAGATGCTATTGATTATGATGGAAAATCTATTGGAAATCATGAAGTAAAGTCTTTAAAGTTAAAGATAAAAGATAATAGGAATTCTAATGGATAAAAAAAATATAAAATTTATTAGTAATAGAAGTTGGTTAACTAAAGATAGTATTTCTACTCCAGTTGCTGCAAATAAGATTATGCCAGATTGGTATAAAAAAGCAGATAGATTTGTAAAAAATCCACATACTGAAGAATTTGTTATTGGGGAAGATGGTGGGAAGATGCCTACTTGGAAAGCGTGTCCTGCTGTATTTGATACTATGATTAGTGGATATCTATTAAAAACACCTTGCGATATACATTTTTATTTAGATGAAAATAAAAAAATATCTTGTAAAATTGATGATCCAAACTATCAAGATTTTTGTACACCAAGACCACCAATGCAACAATTTTATCAACCAGACAATTGTTATTTAGATCATTTTGCATGGTTTATTGATTGGGGAATTATTCTTCCAGAAGGATATAGTGCTTTATATTTGACTCCTATGAATAGGTTTGATTTACCTTTTATTAATACCGTTGGAATAATAGATAATGATAAAATTAATTTATCTGGATCCCTTCCATTTTTTGTAATACAAGGTTTTACTGGAACTATTCCTGCTGGAACACCGTATGCTCAACTACTTCCATTTAAAAGAGAAGACTGGGAATCTGAAATTGTGATAGAAGAACCTAAGAACCTTAATATGAAAAACTATAAAAATAGTAAAAAATATAGAGTTAAAGATGGTGGGGTCTATAAAAATGAAGTATGGGAAAAAAGATCTTATGAGTAAATATGATAGGATATCTATATGAAGTATGCTAATAATTTTGTAAACGATAGGTTTTCTATAACCCCCTCTGGATTTTTTGGAAATTCTCCTGACATGATTCAGTCTAGAGAAAATTTTATGAAGCCTACCGAGTTAAATGGTTTATATACATTTGCTAGTTCAATAAAGGTTTGGGATGTAACAGAGACTCATTATAATGAAGATGGAACTATTATTTATGAATCAGAGTATTGGAAAGATAGAGTAGCAACAAGAGATACGATAATATCTCAAAATCTAACAATTGTTAATAGTATAGATAGAATTGTAAAAAGACTTAAAAAAGAAGTAGATGAGTTTTATAATGTTGATGCTCTTCCAACAAATCCAGCAATAGTTAGATGGCTGCCTGGTCAGTATCAGTTGCCACATGCTGACAAAGAACTTCATGAGGGTGACAATGAAGGACTTCCAAATGATTTTCCATATTATGACATTGCAGGTTTATTTTATTTAAACGATGATTATGAAGGTGGAGAACTTTATTTCCCTCAACATGATATTGAGTTTAAACCTAAAGCGGGTGCTGCATATTTTTTTCCAGGTGATAAAAACTATTTACACGGAGTAAAAGAAATAAAAAGTGGAATAAGATATGTTATTCCATTCTTTTGGACAATATTAGAACATAGAGGTAAATAATGTATACCAAGAATGATTTAGTGTATTATAAAGAAGATATTGCAAGAATTGATAATTTTGTAAATTCTAATCAAGCAAAAGACATGATTGATTACTTTGAGTCTATGGCTAGTATTTGGGGAGACGTTGCCTTTTATGGTTCTAAAGGAATGGGATTTGCAGACAGTGATTCTAGACTACCTCAATTTAACTTAGAGCCAGAATATTTTAAAAATATAAGGGATAGATTTAAACAAGCAGTAGAACTTATGTTTGATAGAGAATTAAAACCAAACACTTCTCATGCTCAGAAATGGGATGTTGGGGGATTTGCTGCACCACACTCGGACAACTCAAATCACGATGGAGTCCCAAATGCTTTTGAAATTAATAAATATGTAGGAATTTTATATTTAAATGATAACTATAAAGGCGGAGAATTATACTTTCCAGATCATAGCATTGAATTTAAACCACCAGTTTTCTCATACATAATGTTTCCTGGAGGTCATGAAAATATTCATGGGGTAAAAGAAATATTAGAAGGAACTAGATACACAATGGTTTCATTTTGGGATTATGCAGATGCAGAGTATGATCAAGAAACTATTGATAGATGGAAAAAAGAAGAGGAAGAAGTAAGAAAGCAACAAGAAAAACAAAAGGCTGAATGGGATAAAGGTAATAAAAATGCATAATTTTGAAATAATTCAATATGATAAAATTCATTACTATAAGGGAGTTATTGAAAATCCAAGTATCTTAATAGATCTAATAGAAGATACAGATATGTTTTTAAATAAATCAACAAGTATAGAAAAATGGAAATGGTGGAGAAGACCAGCAGATAACTATGGAAAAATAAAACCAGTCTCTGATTTAATAAAGAATGAAACAAATAGTTTGCTGATTTCTATAAATAAAACAATATCGGATGGGCTTATATCAACAATGGATCACTATAGTAAAACACATGATATTCAAGTATCAAAAGATTTTATGTATGGACTAAACACAAGACAAAGACCTTTAACTATTAATAAATATTTTACAAATGCAGAACTTTCTTCTCATGTTGATTCATTTGGAGACGATAATTCACCAATACTAACCACAGTTATGTATCTTAATGATAACTACGATGGGGGAAGCCTATGCTTTAAAAATCAAAATATAGATATTAAGCCAGAGGCTGGAAGTTTAGTTATATTTCCAGCAACTCCTCCATATTATCATGAGTCTAAAAAAATATTAATGGGTACAAAATATATGGTTTTGCAGTCTTGGTTTAAACCAGAAATAACAAGTTATTTGGGGTTGAAACAAAATGTCTAATATTGATGTAGAAGTATATAAATATGACAAAATTCATTACTATAAAAACGTAATAAGCAATCCATCTAAATTAATTGATGTAATAGAAAGCACCGATAGTTATCTTGATGAGCATACAAGTATAACAAAATGGAAAAAATGGTCAGCAAGTAATGACGAGTATGTATTTGGAGAGCAAAAATGGGTACTTGGTAATATGGATAATGAAACTGATAATTTATTATTATTTATAAATAAAGAAATTAAAGACGCTATTAATGAATATTCAACTAGATATGCAGAAGAGCATAAAATTGAACTTGGATACTTAACACCTTTGTCTATAAGTAAGTATTATATGGGAAAACGTATGGGCCCTCATGTAGATTCTTATGACAATAATGACAATGGAAAAGATCAAATATCTCCAACATTGTCAATTGTGGTATATCTAAATGATGACTATGAGGGTGGAGAGTTATATTTTAAAAATCAAAGAGTAACTATAAAGCCTAGTGCTGGAAGTATGGTTATTTTTCCTTCAAATATGCCATATCTTCATGAGTCTAAGATAATAAAAAAGGGAACAAAGTATATGTCCCCTGGATTTTGGTATAAAAAATTATAAACTTTCCCATAAATTCATATCTATAGTATTTAAATCAATAATTTTTTTAACCTCGTATGGTTGAATATTGTTTTGAATATATTTGCTAAGTTTAGAAAATCTTTTATGT